TCAGTTACAGAGCGAATGATCCAAAGGTTATGACAGTTAAAAAAGATATTAATAAGAAAGGTGGGTTCCTTGGTCTAGGAAATAATAAAACAAAAGTGATTGAGGAATATACCGTTGTTGGAACCCAACATATTGGTGGGGGAAATAATGAAAAGAAGCATAGTGCAGCACAAGTCGAATGCATCGAAGCAATCGGATCAGGAAAAGGAACAGGTAGAATGGTTGGGGCTAGTGTTGGTGCTGCTGTTGCTCCTACCTTTACTAATATTCCCTTTGTTGGGTGGGTTCTTGCTGGTGCTGCGACAATGATAGGAATGAATGAAGGTGCAGAAATCGGTGGAAATATGGTCGAAGATCTGAATGAAGCATGTCAAGTTGACTAAATAGTAACACGATAACTCGTAAACATGACACCATCTCAGATTACCGCACTAGAACACGCTGGCGTTAAAGTCGAGGACGCTGAAGGTAAACTGCGTTTCGAGTTCATTGATATAATTAAACCAGAACCAATGAAGTCACCCAAATCTAATATCGAGTATATCGATCCTTTAGATGAGGCCACTAAATTACCAGATTACAATAAAGTAGGAAATATAATCGACGTATATCTGGCATGGAGAGGAGGAAACTATATGATAAAAATGTTTTTCCCTTCAGTCAAAAAACCATCCCGTAGAGAAGTACAGATACAGATGCACAAAGTGTATCCCGGTGCTAAACTCTATAATTACCAAGTATCCAGTCATGACCCCGGAGAACCAATCCTCCAGACAACAAGAGGATAACAAAAATTTAAAGAAAGAGATAGAGAAATTAAATAAAGTAATTGAACTACAACAAAAGACAATTGAACACGACAAAAAATTTATGATTTAATTATGGCAGTTGATAATGTATATCTTGGCAATCCGAATCTAAAGAAAGCCAATACACAAATTGAATTTACACAAGAGCAAATCTTAGAGTTTGTTGCGTGTAGACATGACCCAGTTTATTTTGCTAAGAAGTACATAAAGATTGTTTCACTTGACGAGGGTTTAGTCAATTTTGATCTTTATCCTTTCCAAGAAAAATTAGTAAGGAACTTCCATGAAAACCGTTTTAACATCTGTAAGATGCCTCGGCAGACGGGTAAATCCACTACAGTTGTATCTTATTTGCTTCACTACGCAGTTTTTAATGATAACGTTAATATTGCTATACTTGCGAACAAGGCCTCTACTGCCAGAGATTTATTAGGTAGATTGCAACTTGCATATGAGAACTTGCCAAAGTGGATGCAACAGGGTATACTTGCATGGAACAAAGGATCATTAGAATTAGAAAATGGATCAAAAATTCTCGCTGCATCTACGTCTGCATCTGCTGTCCGAGGTGGATCCTATAATGTCATCTTTCTTGACGAGTTCGCTTTTATCCCGAATCACATTGCTGACCAATTCTTTGCATCTGTTTATCCTACTATCTCTTCTGGTCAACGAACAAAAGTCATAGTTGTATCCACACCACATGGTATGAATCACTTCTACCGAATGTGGCATGATGCTGAAAGAGAGAAAAATGAATATGTACCTACCGAAGTTCACTGGTCAGAAGTGCCAGGCAGAGACGCAGTATGGAAAGAACAAACGATTGCAAACACATCCGAACAACAGTTTCGTGTTGAGTTTGAATGTGAGTTTCTAGGATCTGTTGATACTTTAATCAGTTCTGCAAAATTAAGATCATTAGTTTATGATGATCCGGGAAAGAGTAATGGTGGATTAGATATCTACTTTGATCCTATTAAAGATCATGATTATGTGATTACAGTTGACGTTGCTCGTGGTGTGGGTATTGACTACTCTGCATTTATAATCGCAGACATTACTACGTTCCCACATAAGATAATTGGAAAATATAAAAACAATGAAATCAAACCAATGTTGTTTCCCAGTATCATTGTAGATATTGCGAAGGCATACAACAATGCTTTTATTTTATGTGAAGTAAATGATATCGGAGACCAAGTTGCAAGTATCATTCAATATGACTTAGAGTATGATAATCTTTTATTATGTTCAATGAGAGGTCGTGCTGGTCAAATAGTTGGACAAGGATTCTCAGGTAAGAAGACTCAACTTGGAGTCAAAATGTCTAAGACTGTAAAGAAAGTCGGATGTTCTAACTTAAAAACTTTGATAGAAGATGAGAAGATAATATTCAATGATTATGATATTATATCTGAACTTACTACATTCATACAGAAACATAATTCATTTGAAGCAGAAGAGGGATGTAATGATGACCTTGCAATGTGTCTTGTGATATATGCATGGTTAGTTGCACAAGATTATTTTAAAGAACTTACAGATCAAGATGTAAGAAAAAGAATATATGAAGATCAAAGAGACCAAATTGAACAAGATATGGCACCATTTGGTTTTATATCTGATGGTTTAGAAGATCAAAGTTTTGTTGATGGTGATGGAGATCGTTGGTATGCTGATGAATATGGTGATCGTTCTTATATGTGGGATTACAGATGATTAGACTTTTAAAATTATTAGGAAATATTGTTGACCCAAGTTGGTGGACAGATCTTATTGGTGAAAAGTCAGGAGCATATGAACGTGCAAGAAAACCAAATAAGTTTAAAGAGTGGAAGTTAAAACAACCTCTGTGGAAACAATTTTTCATAGAAGTTTTAATGTTTACATTGATTGCACTGGCATTTGAACCAGTGTTAAACCTATTAGGTATGTCAATGTTACCTTGGAGGTGGTTTTGATAGTTTGGAGTATTGTATGGATGATTGTTATATTGTTGATTTCTGTGTCAGTTGTGATATACTATATTATGAGATACGATCATTTCTTTCCAAATGAATAAGTTAGCAATAATTCCAATATTCTTTTTGACTATGTGTGGTACAGCACCAGTGACTGATCCACCTGCACATGCTTGTAGTCCTCGTTTAGATGGTAAACCTACTCACTGTCCTGATGAAAGAGACTTAGTGTTAAAGAGAGTTGAGTTACCGAAACAAGAATTAAAAGGTGAGATTGATATTTACAATCCACACCATTGGCAAAGTATTCAGTTGATGTTTCAAAGAAATAAAAGAAAAGGTGAGATAGAAAAGAATGCAACTACTCCCACTGACGCCATAAATAAAGCACTTATACAATTTAACAATGGCGGAAATGATACCACCAAGTCGGAAGAGTTGTTACAACTTTCGAGTGACGGAGATAAACCGAGTAGTTGACGGTGACACAATAGATGTTACAATAGACTTAGGATTCGACCTTTACAAAAAAGAAAGAGTGAGAGTCGCTGGTGTTGATACACCAGAGAAACGTACAAGAGATTTAGAGGAGAAAGCACTTGGTATTGACGCAACTAACTGGCTTAAAGACAAGTTGGAAGGTGCTATTGACGGTGACGATGAGCTTACTATTAGGACTGAACTTGTTGGTGGCGTCGGTAAATACGGCCGTCTTCTTGGCTGGCTTTATATCGGGGATGCAACTGTGTCCCTTAACGAAGAAATGATTGGAGAAGGATATGCCTGGCCATATGATGGTGGTACAAAACAAAAAGACTTTGAAGAATTAAGACAACTTCGGAGAGCTCGTGGAACACTCACTGAATAATGCTTTATGTTCAGAGTGCGATGCACACTGGATAGATGGACAACTATACTGGTCAAACGGAAAGGAGGGTTGTCCTCATGATCTCGCTGGTTTAGTATGTAATCAGATGTTTAAATATAAAAGTGGAGTGGTCAAATGTATCAATCCATGTGTAGGTTCTGATAGTGGTCAAACATGGCGACATCAAACAGAACTAAATAACGATGAAGAATAATTAAAATTATGTTACAGAAAATTGTAAATGGAATTGCTATTGCAAGTGGTGTTGTATCTTTGGCCGTTGTGGGTACTGTCGGGTATGTATATATTCGCAAAGATGCAATCATCGAAAATGTCAAAGGTAAAGTAATGGAAGCTGTGATGCCATCTATAGGTGGTGGAATTACTGATGCAATACCTAGTTTTACAGGCCCTGCTACATCAGTTCCTAAGAGCCCTATGCCTGAAGGTGTTGGATTAGGTGTTCCTTCCTTCTAGACGTGGAACCAATAAATGAGATTGGTGTTCCGAATGTAACCATCCCTCAAATTAAACAGAGTGATTGGGTATATGGAATACCTTTCATACCTAATAATGATCCACCAGTAACTCTACAAATAGGCTTCCCTATTGTGGACATGCCTGGCTGTGTGGATATGCATAAAGATAATAAAGATCATGTAAGTAATCTACCTTTTGATAAAGATCTGGTAAATCAAGATCCAAAAGGTTCAACAGTATTATGCCCGCACGGTGAGTATCCATCATATGATGCGATGGATTATCAACCAGAAAATTTGATAATCACAAGAGAAACTCCACCACCACCTGTAGAACCACCACCGACTCCACCAGAATTTACACCTGATGCAATACCAGATACAGAAGAAGAGGTAGCTTGCCCAGGCCCTGGCCAATTAAGAGTTGGAGATATTACACAAGCGGGTGATGAGAAAGTAATTGGTCATGAACTAAGTGCAGATGGTATGGTCTGTGTAACCTTGTACGAACCAACTACAACTGCTGAGAAATTTCTACCTTCTACAAATCAAGCATCTACGACATTAGCAATCGCAGTGATCGCAACAGCAGGAGCTGCTGCTACGCCATTGATCTTGAGATTAATAAAACCAGCCGTAAAAAAAGCTATCACCACTCTTCAAAAGAAGGTAGGTAAACACCGTGAGTTATCTAGAAGTGAAATACAAACAAACAAATACCGTGAGAAGAAAGGACTACCACCTATAAAAAGAAAGTGAAAAAATTTATATTGATAGTTGCATCATTGATGCTCTCTTCACCCATCAACGCTGAAAGTTTTAATGATATTGTAAATTCTAATAAAGC